TTGGCGCGGTACTCGTTGATGATGCGGATGACGCTCAGGTGAACCTTGTTCACCTCCATGCGCGGCTTGTTCTCGTAGATGTCGCGCAGCGGGCCTTCCCATTGGCTGCCGGCCAGGCTGTAGAAACGGCGGTCCTGCAGGCACTGCAGGCGCTCGTCGCGCAGGGCGGTCTGAATGTCGTTGAACTGCCGCAGCGCTTCCTGATGCAGGTTCATGAGCCTCTGCTCGGTGGATATGCGCGCCATGCTGGCTCCGATTGATTTCCTTGCTGGATTATGCTACCAGCGGCTTGTAGTAGGCAATGGCACCGCTGACACCTGCCGCGAGACCGCTGCGGCACGCCTCATACCCTCGCAAGCGTACCTCAATGCGTCGATGACGTGATTGTGCTTGTCCTGCAGTACCGGCAGGATCTGGCCTGTCAGCGGATCGCTCTTGTACGAGTAGTGCGTCAGTTCGTCAATTGTGTGCAGGCAGCGCGGGTGCACCACGATGTCATAGGACTTCAGCCATTCGATGCCCTCCTCGACGCTGCGCGGGCCTTTGACGGCTGATAGGATCTTGGGGAACCCGTGCCTGCGCATGTGGCTGATGGTCTCAGGCCTCGAGCTGTCGGCCACCATGGGCCATCTCTCGGCCTCTGGAACGGTCATGAACAGGTCTGGCGTGTTCATGATCTCGCAACCCACCATGTAGGCTTCATGGTCGATGTAGAGCGTGCGGCCGACAACGTGGCAGCGCACCAGCACCGTCGGGTCGGTGGCAAAGCCCCAGTCTGCGCCCAGGCGGTGGATCGCGTCCTTCGGTGAGTCGAAGTCCTCGACCTTCCAGTTCTGGAACACGCGGGCCGTGCTGTTGCTGACGTAGCCGCCGCGCCAGACGTGCGCGTACTTGTCCGGGTCTCGGCCACGGTCGTATTCCATCTCGGCCCGCAGAACGTCAGGAAACCACGGGTTCTGCTCGAAGTTCACCTCGACCACCACGGCGTCAGGCGGCGGCTTCGGGCCGCGCAGCAGCTGGTCCACCGGGTCGGAGTCCTGGCTCGGGTTCCAGGTGAACCACAGTTCCGAGTCCGGCTTGCGGATCGTCGGCCGCAGCAGGTCCAGGCTGCGCTGGCTCAGGCTCTGCGCTTCCTCGACCCAGGCGCGGTCGTAGCCTTCCAAGGACTTAATCGAGTCCGCTGTGTGGTTCTGCATGCCCTGGAAGATGATCAGCCCGTCGCCGCGCTTGGACTTGATCACGGCCTCTTGCACCTCGAAGTAAGCGCCCGCGTTCAGCGCCTCGATCTTGAGCTCCAGCAGGCGCTTGACGGACTGGCTCAGGGACTTCTGCACCTCGCGCACGCAGACGCTGCGGCTGGTCGGGTCCATGATGTGGGCCTCAATCAGCATCTCAGCGAACAGGTGCGACTTGCCCGAGCCTCGGCCACCGTGAGCGCCCTTGTACCGCGCCTGGCCCAGCAGCGGCAGCGCCCACTCTGGGGTTTCGATGCGTAGGGTTGTCACTTAACCACCACGCGCTCGATGCGATGCACCAGCGGGGATTCTTTGTCGCCGCTGATCTCGATTTTCTCGCCGTATTTCTTCGGCGCGAGTTTCGATAACAGCCACTTGCGAGTATCTACCTGAAGTTTGTGCTTTTGCACAGCGGCCCAGTCCTTCCGGCCATCGGGTGTTTCTCCGACATCGACGTCGGATAACTCCATGACCTCTTGGGCGATGCGCTCGACGAAGTTTTCACGCGCCTGCGCGTAGCTCTCAGCCAGCGCACTGTCCTGACTCAGCCACAGCATGAACGTGCTGTTCTTGACGCCGGCCTTCTCGCATGCCTTCCAGCAGCTCATGCCCGAGTCCATGTTCGCCAGGACGGCATCGGCCAGCTTTGCCCGCTCAGGGCTTCCTAGCTTGGTCGGTTTGTTTGCCATGTTTGCTCCTATGTTAGTCGCTGCTCACATTTTCACTGGCACAGCTTGCACAGGATGGCACAGGTAATTTTCCATTGCAGCCCAACCTTTCTTGCGTGTGTGTGTGTGCATGTGCATGTGTAATCATATGCGTTTTATCCTGTGCCATCTTGTGCCAAAGGCAAATAGTGTAATGAAAACAAAGAGTTACAGCAGATTTGCGATGTTGTGCCAAGTGCTTTTAATCCTGTTCCAACTTGTGCCGGCACAGGATTGAAGCCGAGACCATCAAACCTGCTGCGCCTCCCACTTCCATTTCTCTGTCAACCTGATGCCTGTGTAGAGATTCAATCTTGTGCCATCTTCTCTCGGTTGCGCTCTTGATATGCTCGAAAAAGCAGCAGACAGCTGCCGGCCGAAGCCGACCTTGGTGCCTGGATGGTCGCGTCCTTGGAGTTCACACCAGCGTTTCCAAGCCCTGAAGATGTCGTCTCTGTTGCACTGCGCTGCAAGCTCCAGCACGCAGCAATCCTCCACGAAGCTGCGCACCGGGCTAGTCTGTTCCAGCAGGTCGGCGGCCAGATCGTCGGCCGAGCTGGGGCGCTGGAAGTAGCCACGATGCCGAAGACGCTCGAGGCCGTCGAGAGCCCACAGGACGATGCCTGGAAGCTCTTTCAGAAGCCTGGATGTCAGACCTTGGTCTTCCTGTCCCAGGAATGACTTGGTGAGTTTGAACATCAGGAATCTGTTGGCCAGAGCTGCGGAGGCATCGGAGAATGCCGGCAACTCGTTGGTGGCCAGAACAAACCTGGCTGGCAGTTTCCCTGACCACGGCACGATATTCTTCCGGTCAATGGTCAGTGCATCCTCGCCAGATATTCTCAGCAGGTTTTCGACGATGGGTTGCTGGTCTGCTCGGCCCGAAAGTCGGGCGTCGGAGATGAGGGCCAGGCGCTTGCCGATGAGAGGCTGCAGGCCGAACTGCGTGCCCAGCGAGGCCAGGGACGGGCTGACGCGGTTGTGATAGCCCACCAGGGCCTCGAGGATGCGCAGGATCGTTCCCTTGCCGCTGCGTGGCGGTCCTACCAGCATGAACATCTTTTGCTGGCCTGTGTCGTCGGTCAGGAGGTATCCGAACATCTCCGCCAGGGCTCGCACAGATTCAGGATCGGATGGCCACAGTGATGCCAGGAAGTCCAACCACTCGCGTGGTTCGCCGGCTTTGGAATCGTAGTCAAAATCTAGCGCATTGGTTACCCACATACGATCTGTGCATGAAACCAGCGCACGGGTCGGATAGTGGAAGAATCCATTGCGGAAGGCCACGATCTCATGCGCTGGCATGTCACCGTCTCGCTCTTCAATCCACACCTGCGGATCTGGAAGGTCGGCATAGCAGACGGCCCGCAGGGCGTGCGCCACATCGTTGACGTTGGCTGCCTTGGGGTTGTACGGAACCAGCGTCACCTTGTCGGACCTTGGCTCTGGCTTCCAGGTGTTGCATTGGGCCATGAACCGATACAGACGCTGCTCGATGTAGACGCGATCACGAACGACGTAGCGCGTTCCATCCCAGGAGAAGAACTCGCCGCGCCAGAACACGATGCGGCCACCTTCCGGCAGGCTTTCATGGAACAGCTCGGCTGTCTTCATCGGCGTTGCGTTGCTGATGATCGGAGCGTTTTCCTCGCCTGGTTCTGTGATCTCGCCGGTTTCGGAATCGACGACAGGAGTTGCATGCTGCCGTTGAACCGTGAGAGGTTTCGGCCTCCTCGGCTCCAGTTTCATGCCCATCTCTTCGGCGGCAGCCTTCACGGCTTTGCGGATGTCCCCGCCGTGATCGTAGTACCGATAGAGATCGAACGCGCCCACCAGCTGGCCGCTCTCGTCACTACACAGCGGATCTGATGCGTGGTGAATCCAGGCCTTGCCGTCGAAGATCACCACGCCGGCCAGGCCGGTGCTGGAGTGTGGTGATAGCCACCGCTTGCCCTGCTGGCGGTATCCGTACTGCGCGAGCGCTGCTTCGATGCTGTGCGCCTGGTCGTAGGCGTCGATAACGCTCGGCGTGGTATCGTTCCCAGACGGGATGCGAGGTTTCGCAGGCTTCGGTGTCGGCTTCTCAGGTGCCCACGGGCACAGGCCCTGCAGTTGAGGCCTGAGAGCGTCCCAGTTTTTCCACAGCGACAGCAGCCACGCTGGCGGCTCTGGAATGACACCGTTGGGTTTTGTCAGCCAGATGTAGGGCTGATCTGTTTTTGGGTGAATGCTTGGCGGCAAGACGTCTTGCACTTGCTCATCGACTGCGCCGCGAATCTCGAAGACGGTGATGCGCTTGTAAGGCTCCGCCTCAATGTCTCGAATCCTCTTGCCCTCTTGCAAATCTCCTGCGGCCTCTGCAGCAACTGCTTTTGCAATGATGCTGTCAAAGATTTTCCCGTCAGGGTCCAGTTTGTTCGGCCACGCAATCGACTTCCTGTGGAACTCAATGCCCTCCGGTGCCCGGAACAGAATCCGAAAGTTCGGAGCCTTGCCCTGCACCGTTGGCGCCTCGTTGCGCAGCTCATCGACACTCCAGCCGAATTCGTCGCAGACGATTTGCATCGCCTCGATGTTGTCAACGTCTAGGGTGACAAGCCGGGATGGACCGAGCGCAACACCGACGTTCCAGTTCGGGTGCTTCTCGTAATACTCACGCGCTGCCTCTGGTGTTGTCAGGCAGTCCTTTAGGCCCCAGCCCTTCTTGAGTGGCCGCTTTGTCTTCGGCGGCAGTGGCACCAGTGTGAGCCCGTATTTGCGCACATAGGCGGCGGCGAAGTCTGCGGTGGTGGCCATCAAAACAGGCCTCCTTGCCGCGCTACCTGCGGTTGATGCTCGACCCACTCATGGATCACGCGGCCTGGTGGAACCTCGTCAAGCCTGATCCATGGCCGCATGTTGTGTCTGGGGGATAGGACCACATCGAGGCAGTCCATGCACTGGATGCAGATGTGGACTGTGCCATTGGCGAAAACGCGCCGGGTGTAACGGCGCTCGCCGTCGTGCGAGCAGATGCTCATGGTGAACTCCTAGAGCCAGCCAGACGCATCCGGGTGGCGCAGGTTGATGGGAAAGTCCAGTATAGACCCGCAGCGCGGGCCTAAGTCAAGTCTCACCAGGGAACGTCGTCATCTATGTCGTCGAAGTTCGTCTTCGGCTTCGCCGCCGCCTGGCGCTCCTGCTGCGCCCGCTCACGGATGGCCATGGCATCGCGCTGGTCCTGGGTCATGCGGGCGGGTGCGGGTGTCGGTGCCGGTGTCGGTGCAGGCGTACCCCAGTCGCCCTTCGGCTGCACCGACAAGCTCATGTACTTCTGGCCTGCCAGCTTGGTGCCGTCGCGCCCCTGCTTGATCCAGGCCGAAAGCCAGTATTCGCGGCCGTCCACGTTGATGCTGCCACGATAGTCCGGCCTGGAATCGTTGCCCTGCTTGTCGTTGCGGGCTAGGAGGCCGCTATTGGTGTTGTCGTATGCCATGCGCGCCTCAGTTGCAAGTCGTATTGCAAGTCCGCAGCGCGCCCGTGCCCATGCAGCACTCGCTGCAATAGTACGTGCGATTGTTGATCGTTACGGTGTAGTACCGGCACGAAGCATAGGCAGCGGTGGCCAGCGTGGCCGCGAGGATGAGTGTGAGTGCTTTTTTCACTTGAGTTCTCCAGTTGATGGCGCGAAGCCCGCGCCGTGGCATGGGGTCAATCTTCAATCGCGGGCCTCAGCCGCCTGCTAAGCGGCCTGCGGCCCAGGTGGAACTGGTGGCAGTGGACGCAGTGGTAGATCTGCCGGCTCTTGCCTCGCCTGGTGCTGCGCTCGGCCACCACGCGGGCCTGGGTGAACGTGGCGAAGCCCACCTTGCCGTCGCAGGCTGATGCGCGGTAGGTGTCTTCTGGGATCATGCCAGCAATGCCTGCGCATCCTCAACCGACCGGCAAACCCCGGCCACGCCGCCTGCTTGGCGGATCGTGGCGAGGAACTCCTCCTGGCCTGGACGCATGCGCCCGGTAGCGGACTTGACCTCAATGGCCAGCGTGCGCCCGTCTTTTAGCACGCCCATGATGTCGCTCATCCCGCGCTGCGTGTTCGCCCGAATGTACCGCACGGAACCGTCGCGGTTGCGCTCTTGGAACGTGCCCGAGTTCTGCCGCCAGCACTGGGCGACCTTTGGGTGGCGCTTCAGCAGCGCCATGATGGCCTTCAGAATCTGCGCCTCGGTCGGCTGGCCTGACGGTTTGCGCGGCCCGCGCTTGGCCGGCTCAGGCGGTATGTCCAGCAGCACGCGGGGCTTGCCGCTGATGGCCGCCAGCTGGTCCATCGTGGCCTGGTTGCGCAGCATCTTCTCGCGCAGGGTTTCGCGGCCTCGGGTCACCATCTCGCAGCCTCCACATCCTGATGCGTCTCCCGAAGATACCGCGACGGCAGCCGCTTGACTGTGCCGCGCAGCACCGACTCAGGCAGGCCAGGAAACGGCCAATCCGGGCGGATGCGGGCCACGCGCAGGGTTGCCACGTTGACCTCCAGCACCATGGCATCTTGGCCATCGGACAGGAGCACGCGGTCGCCTTGTTTCATTCCAGAATCTCCCCAATCTGCCCGAGCATCTCGCGCACGGTGTCTAGCTGGATGCCGCGGTCTACGCTGGTGCTTAGCTGGTGGCCATACGCGTGCATGTTGCGCTCGGACAGCTCGCG